GACCTGAAACTGTCATGTGTGGATCCAATATCATTTCAGGATTAGAAACACAGAGAATAGTAGACTGCTATCAACAGGCACAGACATTGAGCAATTGGACCATTCCTGAAGAATACACTAGATCAAATGTCAGTGATGTAATTGTGAATATTATACTAGGAAAAATGTAAATGAATTATAATCGAGAATTTTGGAATGAGCAACATGACCAAGACAACGAAAGAACCTTATCTGGCTGTGGGTTTGATGCGACTGTAGATTTCTTAAATATAAAAGATTTAATTGTGCCCGGAATGCGTGTGTTAGAGATTGGGTGTGGACTTGGGTATGTAACCCAAGGGTTTGCAGAAATAGCCAAAATCAGTGTGCTAGATATTAGCGATTCAGCACTGGATCGTGTTCGTCCTATATGTGAGTCAGTGTATCACATTGACAATGTTGAATCATTGCCTTCTGACTATTTTGATTTGATCATTTGCCATAATGTTGTTCAGCATGTGCTAACTGCATCGTTAGTTAACGAACTTAAACATGCTATTCGCAGTTTAACACCTACAGGAACATTTGCTATCGAGTATGTCTGGGCCGATGGCACAGAAGACAACGGGTTAGACCCTGATCCAAAATGGGCCACAGCTGGTCATCTCTGTCGAAGTGACAAATTCATGATTAATTTAATCAATGAACTAGGTGGCAAATGTACAATATCAAGAACCAATGCTGTTCCTAATCATAGAAAAATAAATGGCTTAACAGTTTTGCACATACAAAAAAGTCGTATGTTTGATAACAAGCGTGTGTTCATTTCAGGGGCCACAGGTTCTTGGGGGCAGACACTGGTTAAAATGCTGTTGGACAACTATGATCCCAAAGAAATCATTTGTTTCAGTCGTGGAGAATTACAACAGGTATTGATGCAAAGACGATTTCACGATCCTCGGTTGAAGTTTGTGGTCGGTGATGTGCGTGATTACGAAGCTGTACGCTTTGCCATGAAAAATGTAGATGTAGTGTTTCATTTGGCTGCGCTCAAGCATGTGCCAGTGTGCGAAGATCATCCACAGGAAGCAATCAAGACCAACATTACAGGGACTACCAACATTGTAAACGCTGCCATTGAAAATGGTGTGAGCAAAGTCATTGATGTGTCCACAGACAAAGCAGTTGAACCACTCAACCTGTATGGCATGACCAAATCTGTAGGCGAGAAGTTGATCATACAAGGCAACGATTTAAGTGAGCATACCAAATTTGTGTGCATTCGTGGAGGCAATGTCATGGGATCCAATGGATCAGTTATACCATACTTTGTGGAACAAATCAAAGCAGGTGGACCAGTCACCATAACTGATTTGGAAATGACTAGATTCTTTCTTACACTGGAAGAAGCTATTCAGCTGTTGTTCAAGGCAGCGGAACACAGTATAGGCGGCGAAACATTTGTCATGAACATGCCAGCCTGTTACATCAAGGACATTGCACAGGTATTAATGGATCATTATGGGCAGGTTGACATCCGAGAAATCGGCAGCAAGCCTGGAGAGAAACTGGACGAAATGCTGATTTCAAAGCACGAAGCACTGCTGAGTCGTTGTTATGACTCTAACTATTATGTTATACTGCCAACCAAGTCTACTCCTGAGCTAGACAAACAATATGGTTCATTGCCTCGTTTCGAGCCAGAAGAGTTTAGTTCTCGCACATACCTAATGAACCGAGATCAAATCAAAGACATGTTGGTCAAAGGTGGGTTCATATGCACATAACAGTACTGGGTTCCGGAGGCATGGCCGGACACATGATTACACAATATCTCAGACAGCAAGGGCATGTTGTGAGAGCAGTGGGCAGGTCTGAACTTGATATTGAAAATCAAAGTCAAGTTATTGAATTCTTCAATGGCTTGCAAACAGACTTTGTGGTCAACTGCATTGGCCTGCTGGTCAAAGACTGTTTAGATAGACCTGATCGCGCGGCCTTGATCAATGCGTGGTTCCCTCACTATGTGGAACATAGATTAAAAGATACCGACACAAGGTTGATACATCTAAGTACTGATTGTGTTTTCAATGGCAATAGAGGCAGTTACATCGAGTTAGACGCACACACAGAAACCAATGCATACGGTCGTAGCAAGAGTTTTGGCGAAGTCAACAACGCCAAAGATGTCACTTTTAGAATGAGCATAATTGGGCCTGAAATAAAAAACGGAACTGGACTGTTGCATTGGACTGTGTCCAACTCTGAATCGCAATTGCCCGGCTGGACCAATGCCTGGTGGAATGGAATCACCACTTTGCAATTGGCCAAGTGTATCAACGCTTATGTTGGTAATCCAGTGATCTCTGGAGTGTACCATGTGGTAAACAATGCCAACCGGATCAACAAGTACGAGTTGTTGTGCAAAATCAATGAAGTCTATAAACTAAACAAAACGATTGTGCCTACTCAAGGTCCCAAGAACATAGACAAAGTGTTGATAGACACAAGACGACAGTTTGATTTTGCAATCCCTGACTATGATCAACAGCTAAAAGAGCTGGCAGATTTTGTCACAATCCACAATTAAACTTTGACATAGTTGCGCATGTGAGCCCAGCAACGGCCAGACCGCACATCTTCAAAACTCCAATGACACTGAGCTAATTTTCTAATCCATACTTCTCTATTGTGTAACATAGGTTGCTCAATTAAACTAAAGTCAGTGTTGGCAACTTCTCCTGCTTGAGAGTATCCCGGATTGTCTGTGATAAACACAGGCACACCTTCTATGGCTGCTACCGCACTGGGAGTAGAATTGTGACATACCAATGCCCAACAATTTTGCAGGTCTTCGAGAATGTGTCTTTGTTGCGGACTCACAGTGACTCCAAAATTTCTCAAAGTTTGTTCGTATTGCGGATAGGCTTTCCAGTCGCCAGGGTGCCAACGCATTATTATGGGACGATCTGAATACTGTCTTATTTTGCTAATTGTTTGTTGGATCCATGTCATGAGATCAATACCGCGCATGCTCCAGCCCAACGGTCGTTGCAACGCAATTAAAATATGATTGCCGCCTTGGCGCCAAGGCTTGAGATCCAGGTTGTAGTCTCGACGAATGTTTGCCCAATTTTCTTCACCAGGTGTATCATTGCAATAGATGCCTGTGGCTGGAAACACACCATTGAAACTGTATCGCAGGTACTTGTGTGGATTGGCTCGATCTTTGTAAATGAACACATTGCTATCAATACTGAGCCAATACTTGCCTAGTTTGTCTTGTGTTTTCATAACCATTTTTCGAACCTTGTAATGCGGCAATGATGTCTTGGATGGGTTTGAGTTAAATGCATTACCAATGATGGCTCCAACATCACAAGGTTCATAATCACTAGACTGGGTTGTTGTTGCGTTGTCTCCACAGCGAGCCGCGCCTTGTGCAAAAAATGTGAGTGCGTCAATTTTTTCTTGGCTGTTGATTCGTGCGGGCAAGCTACTGAGATAGCTTTTAATAACTAAGGGTTGGGCGTTCTGCATTTTCTAGTACCATTCTCCAGGCTTGACCTGTGATTATTTCATCTAAACTAAACTGGCTGTATGCAATGTTATGCAACCACTTTTGTATAATATCTTCATCAGGCATGTTGGGTTTTTCTATATTTTTTAAATCTTTATTTCCCACAGGATCAGCAGCCGTTGGAGCCAGCGCAAATGCTGGTATTCCATACTGTATGGCTTCAACTGCGGCAATGCTGTTGTATGTGACCAATGCATAGATATCATCATCTAGTGCATCATATATGGTGTCGTTGGTGCGTTCGCCGCGAGTGGCTTTTTCTCTAAACACAATTTCTCTATCTGTGTGTTTTCTCAAGGTCCTGACTACTTTCCTCAACCAGGCTTCGCGATTATGGCCGTAGTACTGAAAAGGTTTGTCTGATGAAAGAACCACTAGTACTTTGGATCCTGTTCTTTTCCATCCATTGTATTTCAGGTCAGGATTAAAGTCTACCAACTGATCCCAACGATCACTGGGCACATCCATTATGGTGTTGTGTTGCATGGCGTTTTTGACAATTCTATGGTAAATTTTTCTACCAGTCTTGTTGTTTTCACAACGGTAATTGCCTAGATACCCAGTTTCGATAAAATAGTAATCCTCGCCTGCGGCCTTGACCTGATCAACAATCTTGCCACTGGCAATACCTCGACACAATACAGGTCCAGTGATACTTGCATGTTCGTCTCTGAATCTTGATTTATCCATGAATTTACTTTCAGGATAAGCAGCCATGATCATTGCAGGATAGTCGCTGTACTTTATACCACGATCAAACTTTTCAATTTTTTGTATCAACCCAGTAACAAAGCGATTGTGCAACAACGAATCACTATTTCTCTTTAGATCATATCTTTGTTCTTTGGTCAAAGAGTAAGCAGAAACTTCGTATGTGCTTTCAACTTCTTTCAACATCTTGATGTCGTGGTATAGTTGCATAGTATCAGCCACACTGTGTTTGAGCGCAGATTCGATGGTTGTATGTTGTTGTTTGTATTCTTCTGCTGGCCAACGATCAACCAATGCTGTGGGCAAAATCACATGTGGCCTCTCTGCAGGCAATAGTCTGCTAACATTCGCTCTCGATGCCATTCTTCACCTTGTGGCGTAGTAGCGAATTCGTGGAAACAAGGTGTGCCAAGTGTGTAGTGCAGTAACTTGGCATCAGGGTTTGGCCCGTATTCATCAGGCAACCAATTCCATTCAGGCGGCAATTCGCCTATGCGTTCATCGTCTATCCACGAGAAGCGGTGGAGCTCACTGCCTGTGGATTTTTGTATGAAGTCTGGGGTAAGTTTCCGGTTAGGAAAGCTATTACAATTCCACAGAATAACACTAGACCAATTTTTTCGAGGATAGTTTTCATTTTTTGATCCAAGGTATTTTTCTGTCATTTTGGTTTGATAATCGTGTTTGACCACTTGTACATCCATGTAAGAATTTTTCAACTCCCATAGTTTGACAATGTCGTCTCTCACAACCATGTCGCCGTCAATGAATATTGCCCAACCAGTGTAATCCGTCAGGTGTGGCACCAGAAATCTTGAATAGATAAATTGATTGCTACCGTCAGTATGTGTTTCGTTATAGTCGTCAAACAGGTTAAGTGCCAGTGGTATAATAGCAACAGGCTTAGACGCATGTCTAATAATTGAATTGGCGCAGGTGTGATAAGCTATGGCTTCTCTAGGATCATAGCCGATAAAAATTGGAATTGGTTTCATTTGCGTTCAATGTCCTCTTCTACACAATCTTCGCCGTATTGAATTTCAATCAGCTTGAGTGGATGATCCGTTTCATTACACAGCTGATGCCATTCATTGAGTCGGATGAATGTGTGTTGATGTTTTGCAGGGCTGGCCATTATGTCATGATCTGTGCTGTGCGGATCTACAGTGTAGACTGTGGCTTCACCTTCGGCCACAAACCAAAACTCTGCTCTCTTTTCATGTCGTTGCATGCTAAGACAAGTTTTGGGATTAACTGTTAGTTCTTTGAGTTTGGTATTTGCTCCTACTTCGTGCAACACTCGATAATATCCCCAAGATCTGGTGGTCTTGGGTTTCTTCCAGTCTTCAAGTATCCAACTACTGGAATTCATTTTGTTTTCGCCACCTACACCAAACACAAACTCCACATCGTCAAACACCATTTCTGGAATGTTATCCTTGGTGCGATCGCCGCCATTGGCAAACACAATCTTTGCTGTGGGATACCGAGTTTTAATTAACTTGATGGCATCAATGCTAGATCCATCGTTGTCATTGTAAACAACAACTTCGTCTACTGTAGAAAGATTTCCCACAATGGCCTGGCGCTCTTGCAAAGGCATGAAAGGCCTACCTTTTTTACGGGTAAGCCATTCATCTGAATTGAGCCCTACCACTAGTTTATCGCCTAATGTGCGTGCCGCTTTAAAATAGGCAATGTGCCCGGAATGTAGCGGATCAAATCCGCCAGTAACTATGACAATTTTCATAGCGATATTTATATTCGTATATTACACCTGAATATCTTCCATGCCAGCTGTGCGCAATCTAACCACATGGCCCATTTGCCACTGTTTGGTATCTAGGCCTTTCATGATGCCCAACCAACGATTACGCAAAAATGCCACTTCATTGATAATGGTTTCAAAGTCTACAACTTCGTCCTCACCGTCCACATACTTTTCTGCATCTCTGCTGGTCAATGCACGGGCATATCCTTCTAGATATTTTTGAAAATGACGGCGGCGAATCTTGCGCAACTGAATGTTTAGATGATTCAATACTGCTTCAATTTCTTGTAGTTGGTTGAATCTGTGTTCAGTAATGCCAGGCAATGCAGTAATGTTTTTTTCAACCACGCCATAAATTTTACAATCATGTTTGGCAGAATTTAATTCAGACTCATAGTGATTGATAAAATCTGGAATGCGTCCAAGATCAGCAACCACTTGACTATACCACATCAGTTTTCCCAGTCATCGTCTTCGGTGTTTTCGTCTTCAAACTCTTCTTCCTCGTCATCTTCATAATTTTTGTCATTATCAAGATAGTCAGTAAGTGCTCGTTTGATATCTGAATCACCTTTGAACGCGGCACGGATATCTTCGACATCCGAGTCGTGATCAATCAAAATTGCCACCATGGTTTCGGCAGCTTCTGCACGATCAACAGTGTTGACATATCTTTTGAGTTCTGACCAAATTTCACTAGCTACTATTGCACTCATTCTGCATCCTCCTCGACTGTAGTTACCTCTGCCTTCTGATTGCCAAAGTCTTTCATCACTGTATCCAGGCATGCGTCATCGTTGCGTTCCCAACCTTTGCGGAACTTCTTGATGATCTCTCCAGAACTTGTGGTAAACACAAGACTGTTGCCTTCTTTTTTAAGCAGGCCTTTTTTCTCAATCAAGTCAGTAAGACCTGAGTAAGGGCTCATACCTGTTGTGTAAGGAATCTTGACTTGCACGCCTTCAAAGGGTTTGGCATAGCGTGTTTTCATTACTTTACAACCTGCACGAATACCATTTACTTCTGAAACTTTGTTGCCATCCTCGTCCTCTTTGAGCTTCATCTTCTTCATGGCGACCACAATACTTGATGCATAGATAAAGCCTTGTCCGCCGCTGATCTTGTCATCTGGATCAAACATATCTTGACTTGCGTATGTGTGATTGGTACAAACTAATCCAACATTGTAGCTGCCAAACATGTTCACACAATTACGGACAAGTGCTGTAAGTGCTTTGGGTTTACGACCCAAGTCACCTTTCATTTCACCTGCGTCAAATTGGTTAACATCTGTGGGAGTCAACAGCATACCCAATGAGTCAATCACAAACATAACTTTGGGACGCTCGCCTTCAGCAAGTGCTTTGTAATCACTCATGAATGTTGAAATAGTTTTAGCCACATCGTCAATCATGGCCATACTCAATTTAAGAAGTTTGTCTGGCCCAGTGTCTACACCCAGTGCTTTGAGCCAGTCTTCGTCTAGTGCGTTTTCACTGTCAATCAATACCACAAAGATACCTTGCTCTTGTGCGTGTTTGACAATGTTGCCAGAACAAATATATGATTTACCTGCTCCCGAGTCGCCAGCAAACACAGTAACTTTACCCAGCGGAATACCACGGTTAAAGTCTCCTGAAATAAGATAGTTCAAGGCATAGTTGCCTGTGCTAATCCAATCAGTAGGATCGTTAAATCCAATACTCAATCCTTCGATTGACTTGGTGATTTCCTTGCGGAATTTTGATACATCAAATGGTTTTCCCATGGTTGTTTCCTATAAAGTTATTTGTTATTATACTACAAAGTCCAGGCGCTGTCTACATAATCTCGGTAAGGTTCAACGCTTTTTAGGTAATCTTCGTTAAAATAATGATTGTAGTTGTACTCAATGGTATCCTGTTCTAACAGACACAAGTCTTTCCATTCACCATGACTCAATATACTAAATTTAGATAGCATGGTCATTAACTCAATCAATCGTTCCACTGGGTTCTGTATAGAATCAAACTTGTAATCAAACAATTTATTATACTTTTTGAACCCGTAATATTTTTCTAAATGTGCATGCCACCCTGGTTGTGCGTAACACACAAACAACCCACGGGTCACAATGCTATATAAAAACTTTTCTGTTACAAAAGGTTGGTAACTGGTTGCTAGTGTCTCGCTCACTACATGAACAAAACTATTTGTTAACTTGTGTTCTAAATTACAAATGTTAGCAGAGTGATTCCATTTTAAATTTCCAAAACTGTTTAAGGTTTGAAAAAAATTATTACTGTCCAGACCAATAAAAAATTTATTGTAAAAGGATTCTTGTTCTCCAACATAATCTTGTATATGGCCTGACAGCACATCTTCGGTGTACACAAAATTTTTACTGCAATACTCCGAATTAAACCATCCAAACTTGTGAATCGCAGACACCAGCAATTTTCTACCCACATGATCGTTTCCATTGAAACTGCATACAAAATTCTTGTAATCAATTTCTGGATGAGTGTTATATTTCTTGAACTGGCTCCATAAGTGTTTTTCTTGAAAATCAAAACAAAACTTTAGGTCAATACAGTCATATAGTTGTTTGATTGATGGTTCTATGTATTGAACAATATCAATAATATAGCGTTTGTTGTTGTGCCTGGCATACTGATTGATACCGGACAGGATCAAATTGTGGCCAGCACTGTCAAACCCTCCAAAATGATCAACCATATAAAATCGATCAGGTAGAAACCCAAAATCAGTTTTGTTTAATACTTCAAGATATGGAAATTCAATGTACATGCTTTGATAACATGTTGTAAACCTGCCGGAAAGAAAGAGTTGACCATTTGAGTGAAAGACTGATTCTGGGATCAGACGGTGTAATAGATTCTGGCAGGTATTCAACAGAATGAATTTGTGTCACATCCAACAAAGCTGGCATATTGTCTATGCAAAAACTGTCAACTTCGTGGCATTTGTTTGGATTGTTTATACCCAATCTAACAGGAGCTGTGGATTGATAGAATTTTGTCAAGGCCGGGGATGATTGATTATGGCGCAAAGGATAAACCAAACTTGTTGTTTTGGTTTGATCCACATGCAAGGGAACCATTTGTCTGTCAACAATTTCTTGAATTCGTAAGCTCAACCCGTGCTCTAGATCTTTGTCAATAGAGGAGATAAATTTTATAATCTCTTTTTCAAGAGTTTCTGGTATCTTATAAGTGTTGATGGATCCTACTCGATTGAACAAAAATCCAAACTGGTTGAACCAGCTTGCAATCTCAAACCACGATACTCTCTCTTTTCTTAGGATTTTCAAGTGTTCAAATCTGTCCACTTTCATAGCAGGTTCTAGACTGGAAATCGCAAGAGTTTTTAGTTCGTCTTCAATTTCAGATGGCAAACAAAAATTTTGCAAGATTACATAGCGACTATTCAATTTTTTGATCCATTAAATTTTGACATAGATCCATAATGATGCAAATTTCTACTGTGGCAAAAGAAGGAAGGTCCTTCCTTCTTTTGTGTAACAATCAAAAAATGCTGTCATTGCCAGCACAAAATAATCATTTATTTTGATTGGCGCGATCTGATCATGGCCAGGATATCCTGAGCATTTTGTCCGCCTGCAGCCGGTGCTGGTTTAGCAACTGGTGCAGTTGGGGTGTCGTCCACATCAAACGGTGGGTCATCGTGTGTTACTGCTGGAGCAGGTGTTGCCTTGGCCATTGGTGCAGGTGTATCTTCTACAGCTTCGCCTTTTGCTCCACCTGGTGCTGACACACCTGCAGGACGGAAGTATTGTCCCCAACGCTCTGTGTCATATGGTTGGCCATCTACAGATGCTTCAAACATCTCTTTGATAACCTTCAACTCCACATCAGTTGGACGCTTGGGCAAGAATGTGCTCAAGTCAAACAATCCGTGTGTTCCAATTGCCACTTGTTCAGCTTCGGTAAGTGCTGACTCTTTACGAGCCCATTTACTTGTGTTGTAATCAGCGTAGCCACCTTTGGATGTTTTGGTGATACGGAAATCCAAACCACGCAGTGTATCTGTTGGCAATTCTTCCAACTCAGGATCCATTAATGCACCTTTGATAAGGGTGAACAACTGAGGACCAATGATAAATCTACGAATAGGATTCTCTGGTGTCTTGTCTTCGCTCAGTGGGTTCTCACGCACAAAGCCTTGGAAAATGTAACTGCGTTTTTTCCAGTACTTACGACCCATGTCTTCAAGGCTTTTGTCCTTGAACCAGGTGCGTACTTCTGCCAATACCGGGCAGGTATCTCCCCACATTTCTACACAAGGTACTTGTACATACACCTGCTTGGAATCCATTTCTCCTTTGATGCCATTGAAAGGCAAACGAATCATTGCTCGTTCTTGCCAGAAAAATGTGTTCTTGAGATTTGCGTCTGGGAGGAATCGAAGCGTTGTGCTTTGTCCTTCTTCCATGTTCCAATGAGGGAAAATTGAATTATCTCCGCCTCCGGTGGATTGCCCACCTTTGTTACCTTCTGCTGCCTGTAGTCGTGCTCTGATTTCTGCTAATGATGCCATAGTGTTTCTCCTTGTTAAGTTGCCTATGTTATATGCCTGTATAATATGCCTATCTAAATAATTTAGATGTTAGTTGCCTGTGCATACAAGTTGTATTGTATACGCTTTTATTTAGTATAGCAATAGCAAATGGCATGAGTTTTGCCTTTCTTTACTGCCATAAAAAAGCCCGACTGTGCCGGGCTCTTTAGAATGTGATAAATTATTTTATCATGGCCAGTGATTTGATTCTGGCCAACAATGCATCATCCGATTTGCTTTCATAGTACGCACCAGTGATTGCGGCATTGTAGTTCATAGGATCATCGTTGCCTTCTCCCATGACCGGAGCCATACCACCTGCCACTGTGCCCATTTCATACATGCTGCCACACTCCATGAGTCCATGTTCTGGACAATATTGTCCTTCGGCAGTGTAGTTGCATGTGCTTTCTTCAAGAGCCGGAGGTTGCGCAGGCTGTGCTTCTGGTTCAGGAGCTGGCTCGGGCATGGTCATTTGGATTCCCAATTCGGCCAATCTTGCCTGCACATCAGTATCTTCCCAGGCATTGGCTCTAGAATCACGCTCGGCCAAGCCGCCAAGTATGTCATCCAACTGGTCATCACCGATGATATCGCGCAGTTGTTGTTTAGCGTTAACTGCGTCTGGGCCTACAATCAATGGCTCGGCCATTAATTCTTTTAACTTTTTGTCGCTTTCGGGCGTGTCAGGCAATTGCCATGTGCCTTCAGTAACAGTATTAATCCAATTTTCAAATATATCAGCTTCTTTCATAACAGTACCTTGTTGAATTTTTGCCAAAATTGGCAATGCGCTTTCAATTCGCGAATCTAGTGTTTGTTCCAGGAACATTGTTTTTAAATCTTCTACCAGCGCATTTTCATCTGTGATGTCACTGGGTGTCCAGGATTCAAAATATGTTTTGTATCCACGGCCTGAGGAAAGATGTTGTAGACTTTCTTTGAGCTGTGCATAATAGGTCTGAACTGTTTCAATCAATTGTTGTGTCACACCTTCGAACACTCGGCGTTGGCTGGCACGATTGAAACGATTCAGCACATTCATTTCTGTGATCATTTCACAAATATGGTTGCCACGAATATCATAAGGACGGCCACCTTGACGCACATGTTCTAACATGGCGCGGCCGCCTACCAACTTGGTAAATGGCAGTTTAAATCTTTCGCCGTCGGCAGTTTCAATAAACAAACTTTCCACATAGCGGAAACGAGCATCGTTTTCACCCAGGATGCGATTGTGCTTGATCACCAACCTAGCTTCTGTTTGCTCGCCCATGTAGCTGATCTTGCGGTTGCCGTAGTATCCTTCAAACAGGCCTTCTTTGATGGCGGCCATGCCTGCCATAGTGTGCTTTAGTTGGCTGATGTCTTTGCCTGTAAAAGTGTACCTCTTGGATACAGCAAACTTCATCAGGTCAGGCAAAAATCCCGGGTGCTTGTCTTTGCCAAACCAGCTCAATTTGTCTTCGGGATTGTCCATGGTTTTGCCCAGGTTGTCCCCAAAGAACAGTTGCAAATCGTTTTTGTCAGCCAGTACTATAACTGCTGTGCCGTAATTTTTGCCTGATGGACCAATATAGTCGAATACAAATATAACGGCGTCGCCTGCGGCTGAATCGTTGCCACTTGCATCTTTGTATTTGGGGTCAAAATTCTTGGTAACCAACCAATTGATGAGGTCTTGAGATATTGTGCTGTGTTGTGCCATAGTTTGTTATTTAGCGCATCATGCTTATGAAAGGCATGGGTTCAATGATCATGTCACCGTGATCTTTAAGGTGAGCATCCAGTTCTGAGTGAAAGGTTTGCAACAGCATCAGCATGCGCACTACTAGCAAACTTGACATGACTAGATCGTCAGTTTCTCCCACTTTTGCCGCATAGCTCTGTCCTGTAGCAACAAAAGTTTTGAGTTCAGAAATCAAGGGCTTGGAATTGATTTTCATGCGCCCTGATTCCACAAGAATTTTGAACTTGTTACAGGCTGTGAGCTTGGCTTTGTTTGTGGTGTTAAATCCCTTGCGGAATTTGCGTGTACTGCCTGTTACTGAGTTGTCGCTTAGAAAATAGCCTGGAATGTTTTCTTCTCCGTACTCAGCAATTGATATCAATGCGGCTTCACCAATGGTGTTGTTTTCAACACTGTAGTAAATGCTTTTTTCATCCTTAACCACTGAGTTAATTTCTTTAACAATGTCCGCTAGAATTCGTATCTGTGTAGGAATGTCAGTTTTGTTGTGGCGCCATTCGGCTATTTGTTCTGTGGTCCTGGCATCAAACACTTGAATGGCAGCAGGGTCGCCACCTGTGCCCAGACTAGGATCCAGACTCACTGCATACATACCATCCTTTTTGACGGGTGCATACCAACGCACTTGCCCTGAGCGTTTGACAGGTTCAATACCCTCAAGATCAATCAGCTTGGTAGGAGCAATCAGTGTTTCGTCATTGATAACAAATTCACATTCCATCTCTCGACGGAAACGATCTTCGCCCAATTGTGCCAATTGTTCTGCGCCCCATTCATTGCCACGGTCAGGATGTTCACGCCAGTAACTACGGAATGCTCTGAACCCATTGATGCCTAGGCCATCTGGGCGTGTGTTACCAAATTCGTCCTCGACCTTGTTGGCGCCTTTCCACAAGAACGCAAACTGATCTTCGTCTGAGTTGGGAGTTGATGTGATAATGGCTTTACCACCTGTGGCCAGTGTTGGTGAAATAGAAGTCCAAAACTCTTTGGCAATTGTGGGTCTAACAAATGCAAACTCGTCAGCATACATCAATGATATAGACATACCACGACCAGTTGTTTCAGTTGTGGTTTGCGATACAATGCGTGATCCATTTTCAAAGTCTATTGAACCTTTGTTGTAGCTGGTGGCACCTGCTCTAATGTGATTTGGGCACAGTTCGTATGCATAGCGTATGCGTTGCATGATCTCTTGTGCGCCTGTGTATTTGTGTGCGGCAATTAGAATAGTGGAGTCTGGCACAAACATGGCGTACCACAACAGATAACCAGCAGCCGAGGTTGACTTGCCTGTTTGTCGAGGCATCAAGCTGATTGAGTATCTATAGTTGTGGTAGGTTTCAATCAGGCGTTTTTGATACTCAAATGGATGGTATAGCATTTTACCCCTGGTAGGGTGCTGAATATGAAAAAAGTTGTCCATGAAATACATAGGACCATCTTTGGAGTCGGCACACAGTGCAAACTCTGTTAGTTCGTGTTCAGTGTATACCTCGCGGCGATGCGGAGGTTTAACCAACACAGTTTCTGAATTCTTTTTTGCATCAATCATGATAAGGAGTAAGCCAAGTGTAACTGCTCAATCTATATGTGTTGGCTGGCACAGGTGTCAACATGGCATGCCATTGTAGTTGTCGATACCCATTGGGATCAACATTATTTAACATGATATAACCTGAGTTGGGCCGGGCCAAGAACTGATGTCTAACTGCATCTGGATCTTTGTAGTTGTAAAAGCATGTGCCCAACTCGGGCTGTGCCGCAATCCAGGTCATTTGCAATGCTCCAGGCATGTCACCATCTGTGTGCATTGCACAGGTAAATCCAGGTTCGTCCAACCACCATCCGGTGCCAATATAGCTTTTTAATTTTCGTCCAACCAACTGTTCAATTTCAGGCATGGCATTTGATAGATATATATCCCATTCCTGTTGCCAAGGTATTGCCTCATTGCGTATTCGTCTACGAGACCAGGTTTCTTGCCCTTGTTGTCTGGACCAGGCAAGCTCAGGCCAAGGGGTAGCAAGAACTTTTTCTACTAAGTGATCAGGTAATAATTCTTCAACTTTGAATAAATTGTTGTTTTCGTCAATTGATGTTATTTGCATAATGTTTTTAACTCCGGCCATAGCATTTCAAATTGTCCTTGTTTGTCACTATGATATTTTGTTTCAATTTCTTGAATGTGTTGTGCAAACTTTTGTTCTATATCAGGCTGGGCATGAGTTATTGATTTGTAATTGTTCAATGCCTGATCAAAGAACTGGCGTTCAGCTGGTGTAACATTGCCTGTGGCGTAAAAGCGTTCAATTTCTGCGGCTGCCGCTTGTGCAACTTCAGGGCCGTGCAGGAATGGATCAAGATAGTCTGGCTGAAACAAGTTTTGCCACAGCACACTGACACCAACTGAATCAGCAAACTCACGAAGTTCACAAATGCGTGTGGCATTGTAGATGTTGTACACTGCATGTATGCCGCCCCATTGACCCTGTGTAGTCATTAGATTTTTTAGTATGCCCAGATTTTTTTGTAACAATTCCCAATTGCTGCCATGTCGTACATATTCAAAGCGTGAGCCTGTGTTGTCAAAACTCATACTCCAACCCACCTGTGTTCTATTTTGTAGTTTTTTGAATATCTTGTTGTTTTCAAAGTCTACACTTAGATTTGTAATCAGCGTGACAATTGCATCTTCAGAAATAACATCCAGCAATCGTTCGTTTTCAGGCAACAGCAAGGGCTCGCCTCCAACCAGTGCAACTTCGTGTATGTGAGCTTGATGCTGTTCAATAAAATCACACACCTGTTCATAGTAGGGTCTAGCGCCAGACTTGAAAGGTATTCCTTTGAGTCCTGCCCACTTTGAACTGCACAATTCTCCGCAGTAGTTACAACTCAAATTACAGGTGGTATTCCAACGCACATCTACAATAACTGGATAATGGTAACGGTCCCCGGCAGTGGCAAAATCAAAATTTTCATTAACATTGTTGTGCCAATCACGCTCAGAACTTCCTCCAAATCGTTCAGCTTGCACACAATTGCTACAATACTTGTGCGGCTGACCTTGTGCTAGGCTGTGCCGTATCTCGGTCATTAGTGTGTTATTGAGTATCTGGTCAATGGAGTGCGTGTTCAAGTTACCTAACATGTTGGGATTACCGGCACAGCAGGTTTTTACATCGCCTTTGGGATTGATGTGGAGGCCGCGCCAGGGTGCGGCGCAGTAGAAATTATTGCTCATGCCTTATTTAAAGGCAGATCAGTTGCACCAAGAAGTTTTGGCCTCACCGTAGTATTCACGGGCAAAGCCGTTGGCAATTAGTTGCTGACGTAGACTAACACCATTGAGGATGACGTCACCTAACACACGGCCGCCATACTTGTCCCAGTCCATGAGCACAATCTGTCGCTTTTGGCTGTTGGCAATCATTTGTTTAGTAAATGCTGTGGCTGCCTCACCACGCTGTGCTTCACTGGCGCACTGGGCACGATGTCCTTTTTCAGGAGTATCAACTCCAAACACACGAACACTGAGTTCTTGTTTGAGTGGTGCAGGAAGCCAAGTGGCAGCAATGCCCACTGTGTCGCCGTCAATTACACGGGTAATCACAGCGTCATAGGTCACACCAGGTTTTTGTTTGGGTTGTGCCATGACCAAGCATGGAATCAGTAGTAGAGAGAGTAGTAGTTTTTTCATATTATGCTATTTGATATGTGCCCGAAAGATCAAAATGTGCGCCCGATTGCCAGGCGCCTGTGGCCGGAGTGTTGAATTTCCAAACTAGATCGGTAGTGCTACCAGAATAATACAGTTTCATAACTGTGGTGCTGTCAACGACGTCTGTGATTCCAGCAATATGGTACAAGGCAGGAGAACCAGCACCGGCTGTTTGATGCAGGCTGCCACCTGCCAGTCTAAATGTGTTTATTGCGGGAGTAGGTAGTGTAATCTGATATCCTGTGCTGCCAAAGTTGGTAACTCCTGCAAAATCCACATACACATGTATAAACATCAGCGGACCCATACGCACATACGATGCAGTGGCAGTGCCGCCTGCAAATGTGCCTGATCCGTCAGTGAACTGCGGGTTGAATGTTGTGGTGCTGGTAACGCCAGATCCGTATGCGATCAAATTTAGATTTCCATTGACGTTGCCTACATAGATATCTTGTGTGAGTTGGTTGACTACTAATTCACTTGGGCGAGCAACACCATTGTAATCGCCAATGGTTTCTTGTGCGTTGTCTTTCATCACAGCACGGCTTATGCCTGTGATGTTGTCGTATGGTGGTGGTGGGTTTGCCATAATATTTTACCTTGGGTATCCTTTGAATGCTTTTACCGGGCTTTTTGTATCTACAAATGTGGGTTCAGTACTGTCAGCAGTTGAGATCAATTTTTTACCACCAGGTGTTTTGGTCATGGCCAACGCTGTATCAATCACTTGAGCAATGCTAGAATCCATCCCAGCAACAACCCCGTGTTCGCCAAATACTGTTTCTGCATCCCAGGCTGGAAACTTGGTGTTGATGCCATCTTTGCCAGAATCGCTACGGGCTCTAGCCAGGGCCACACCAAATCTATAGTTGTTGTAAGGATCAGCGGCACTGAGTCCAGGAATTACATAAGTGTAACGCATGGGGTTGGCCTGCTCTGGAGGCAGATTGTGTTGTTCTCTGAGAAATTCTCTAGCTCTCATCTGGGATATCCCTTGAATCCTGTAACCGGGCTACGAGTATTTGTTGACTCTAATTCTTCACTATCCATATCACCGTTGTTTAAATCTATATGCGCTAGACCAGCAGCTTTGTATGCTAATTTAAGCATGTCCTGTTCTTCTTTGGTGTAGGGATGTGCAGTGTTATGTTTTCCTACCCAACTTTCAGCATTCATTTCTATTGGGTTTATTCCATCACTGCTTGCCACAGCCATCATCAACCGATTTAAATCATACAGTCTATCGTAACTGTCTATCTTCTTTGAAAAAATATTCAACCCACGGGTCGACTGTTGCTGTCGTGCGGATATTTTTCCTTTTTGAGTTTCTACAATAAAATCACTGGCTCGCATCAAATGCTTCCATAGCCAATCACGCCGGCTGTGGCTGAACTTGCTGTGCCTAATTCCAGTGCAGTAAACGGTGTTCCTGTTACTGTGATTTTGTTGCCAACACCTGAGTATACTTCAAATATTGTATTGGCAGGAATAGTAATTGGTGCGCTGTAAATGTTTCCAGCGGCGGCGCTTGTGCCCAGTGCCACTGCATAGGCCTGATAAGTCACTGCATTGCCCGAAGTGGTAATCTGTAACTTGTCTGTGTAAACCACAGTGTTGGATAGTGTTGTGTAAACATTGGCAGCCATTATGATTTGTCCTGTGGTGGTATCGCAACCACCGGTTGAAATAAATTACGAGTTTGATCCAGTACTCCTGGGATCTCAACTGGCTGTTGCTTGTACCCACTGTGCGCTGGCGAGTGTGGATTGGGCTGAACAGGAGTGGTCAATGATTCATTGTATGGTTTGTATTGTGACATAATTTTTCCTTACTATAAAAAACTGCTGTGTTTCCACAGCAGTTGATTTTTACAATTACCCTTTGTAGGCTTTCCATTGGTTGGTCAAAGTAAAGATACTTTCTTCAACTTTTTTATCTTCTTTGTCTTTGTCGTCGGCTGCTTTTTTCATTGACTCTTTTTTGTCGCCGTCTTTGTCCATGTCCAGAAAGTCTGGTTTGGCAGCTTCTTTGATACCAGCCATTTCCATCATACGACGCAGAGCATCATCTTCAGCATAGCTGTGTTGTCGATCATCTTGGCTGGCTAGTACAGGTACTGTACTTTGTCCTGTTGACTTGGGACCATCTAAGCCACCGCTGTATTGCAATGCATCGCCTTCTTCAGTGTTGGTTGGCCAGTCTGGCTCGTTGTCAGATACTGTGGGTGCTGCTTCGTCCATTCCCTGGGTGCCACACCCGCAATCAGCACTGCCGCATGCTGGACAAGTATCACCGTGAGTCTGTTGTCCACCTGCTCCACCAATGCCTGCTGTGTTCAACAGCATTGATAGTTTTACTGCATCTTCGTCAGTGGCAGTGATGGTCAAACTCTTGGTACCGTCAGTTGAGTCGCTCATATTCATGCTCATTGATTCGGCAATCATCTTTTCAATTTCATGATTGATTGAATCATAAATGCCCTGGCCATAACTGAAGCCACTGGATGCTGTGGGTGTGTCAGTGCCGCCGGCTTCTTTGACTTTTTTAGGCTTGTCTTCTTTTTTGTCTTTCTTTTCGTCGTACTCGATGTCTTTGGCAACTCGCTTGCCAGCTTTTTCAGCCTTGTCATCTTCAGCACCACGCTTCTTGCCATGAATGCCATCTTTTTTCTTTTCATCATACTCAATGTCTTTGGCAACTCGCTTGCCAGCTTTTTCGGCATGATCATCACGAGTAGAAGTTTTTTCTTCTTCTACAGCTTTGGAAATTTTATAGCCGGCTTTCTTCAACAGGGCCATGGCTGCTTTTAAGTCGCCTGAGCTTTCTTCCATTGGTCCAAAGTCACCTTCTTTGACTTTGCGGCCATCTTTGTGTTTGGTGGCTTTGGCTGTCACACGCTCAGGGGCTTTAGCTGGACCAGTAGGACGACCACGGCCTCGTTTTTCGTGTTTGTTGCCTTCGTCGTCAGTCTCTGAACCGACACTCATGCCTTGAGCATCTGCTCTACGAGTTACCATGCGACCAGTTTCGGTGTGTTTGATATCGTGCTTGGCGCCATGTTCAACATCGCCAACTCGCGGAGTGTCTTTACGAGGACGCTTGTGAGCTGTAAACGGACTGTTGTCTTCTGCTTCGTCGGCCACTTGCTTGCCGCCTTTGCGCAACATAGCAAAGTCATTGGCATCTAACTTGCCATTGTTGTTCTTGTCTAGTTTCTTTTGCTTGCCACTCAATGCACCTTTGATAGCTTCTGCGGCTACATCGCCCAGCATCTCGTCAACTTCTTTTTTGGCGCCAGCAATCTTGTCAGCAAAAGTAATTTTGTTTTTTGGTGGTGCTAGTGCGGCAAATGCTGCCTTGTCAACACCTTCTTGTGCATCCATTGGATGAATGTTTTTGAGTTTGTTTTGCAAAGCTCTCATGCCATCAGCAGTGGTAGGACTTTGATTGCGTTCTTTTTCTAAATCTTGCAAGGTCATTTTATTGCCTGGACGATTCACAGCAGGGATCTGACTCTTGTCTGGACCACCTTGATAAGCACCTTCGTCTACTTCATTGTCATACTTGTCGTATTTTTTACGGGCAGCATCCATCTTTTTCTCACTGGCACCTTCTCGACCTAGTTTGGACAATTCTGTCATACCGTCTCCGTACTTCTCCCAGCCCTTGGCAGCTCGGCTCATGTTACGCTCATTGAGTTGACCGTGTGTGAGTTCTGGTTTCTCACGAATAGCATCGAGAGTTTTGTTTAAGTTGTAAAAAAATGACATTTGTATTATCCTCTTGGGTTTTGGCCGGTAGCGGGCTTTGGTGGGCGACTGATTTTGTACATCGGACCCTTAACGCCTTGTGGAAGGTCGTTGGTTGTTTTTGCCGGGGGTGTTTTGCCACCAGCCACAGTGAAGTCACTGCGATAAGCGTTTTT